AACTGATGTCTTCCACAAAAGAAACATAGGCCATACATCTTCTGTGTTATAGTGGCAAGTAATGGTTCTCTTCCACGCTTACCTGCACATTCACCACATATATCAGCTATAGTAGCAGCAGTAGCGTCTTTTGAAAAACAGTTGATACATATAGCTTCTTTGTAATTGTCTACGTGTGTATATTCATTAGCTTGGTGTTTCTCCCAAAGCTTCTTACCAACGTATAAGCCACCAGTATCAACATTTAACTTAGTACCCATTACTTCTCGGCAACCACTACTTTCTTTAATGCGTCTTGCAACAAAAGATATACATTATTCGTTGCATAGATTGTTGTAGATACCTTTCTACTTGCCTTTTTAATCTCTTCTATGGTATCGTCTATTAATTTATAATCTGCCGAATAAACATTAGTTGGCTTTTTCTTCACTTCTACTATTTCTGCGTCTACTTTGTCTATCCATGTAATTCCATGTTTTGATATTACCTTATCTCCCTTTCTTTTTGGTAAATCTTCTTGTGGTTTCACTTGCACTGTCGCTGTTGTCTTCTCTCCTTTAAGTTTCTTCTTCATCTTCCCACCTCCTTATGTTTTCAAATTCTGCCTTTACTAAATCTCTTGACTGTCTTACTGTCATAAAAGCATTCTTCCTTAACATATCAATAGTTTTTTTCTTTGTCCAAGCAAAATCCACTGCTTCTTGCAATGTTCTCTTAACACTTTCATAATTAAGCGGTGTTATACCGTCTGGAAAGTTCTTTCTACTTAGAGAAGTTCCATGACCACTTGCTGGATGTCCACCTGCTATTCCACCTACTTTAGACGGAACCTTATGCTGTGGTTCTCCTTCAAACCTTTGCTGATCTTCCTTTGGTGCTGCTGTACCTCTTCCTCGTCCTCCAGGTTTCATTCCATCTGGATTTTCGCCTAGACGGCCAGTAAGTCCTACCATGTCGGCAGTTGTTACAACTGGATCCTTTGAAACTTTAAATTCACCTGTATGTGTTCTGGCGATCTCAAATCCTAATCCTTGTAATGATTTCATGTTCTCTATCTCCACTCCTTGAATCTGTAAGTCTCTTAACCTATCTGTCTCTTCTCCAGACTTTAATCTTAACTCCCAATCAAAAACACCGTTCATTGCAGCTAACTTTGACAAAAATGCTTTTAATAGAATGTCTTGGCCCCATTTGATTGCCCTGTTTGTAATTGTAACTTGCAAACCTTCCTGTGACCAACCAGTTGGTAGTTCACCGAAGTATAACGGAAGTACTCCGTATATTGCACCTATAATCATTCTTAACTCTTTTCTTATAGCAACAAACTCTAATTCTTTAAGTGAGCCTGTAAAGTCTAGCCACTGTGCCATGTTCTTACCACCTGGTTTGTCAGATTCAACTAACAATGGGTGTATCATGTATGGATCTTCTGTAGCCTTTTGTTCAAGAGCATCCCAAGACTTTCTGAATGTTTCATAATTACGTGAAGCAATTATTAACATACCTCTTGGAGGTCGCATCTTATCAAAGTATTTTCTAATATATTCGTCCATATGTGACAAAGACATTACCTTTGACCATACTGCATAGATAGGAGAATAACCGTAAAGTAATCCAGGCCTATATTTACCTGCCTTCCAAATTATCTCACCCTCTCCATAGATAACTCTCTTTGGCTGTGGAATACCTATTGAATAAACCGAGTTGACTTCTACAACAGCCTTTAATGCTTTTGAACCACATACATCACATCTTTCTCCTGTAAGTCTTTTGGCTCTATGTTCAAACCTAGGACATACAAAAACTGGATTATGCTTGTCATCATAACCTATTCTTCCATCACTGTCTGCTATCATGGCTACTTGTGGTGGGTCTATTCTTAATAACTCCTTAATCTCTGTTTTTTCAGGAACTATCTCTCCTGTCTTGTCGTCTATAAAGTAATTTTTTAGTACAAGCAAATACGCATTATCTGCAATTTCCAGATCTCTTTCCAACATTCTTATTACATCTTCCATTGATTGCTGGTTTGCGTTTACTGGTTTTAGCATTAGATCCTCTAATACCTTCCTATGTTCTGGTGAAGGTCTTAACAGATCACTACTTCCACAAGTATCACATTGTACTGGGCCATCTTTATCTGCTGCATTGTTAACTCCATCTTCTCCCTGTCTTACTGGAAACTGTGGTTTCTTTGTAGTAAGCGTTAATGCTTTTGTCGATGTTGATGATCCTACTATCTTTTCATTATCTTCATTAGTTGAGTTTGGCTGTTCATCCCTTATGTCTCCTGCTAATGGTTTGTATTGGAACTCTTTTGAACAGTTATTACATTTCCATTTCCATTTTTCTACTATCTCAAATCCATTCTTAAACATCTCACGGTTAACTGTCTCAACAGGTATTCTTAAAGCGTCAACATTATCTGCTAACTCATAAATCATTATAAGTGGGAATGGAAAAATTGGTAATTTGGCTCCTGTATCAGTAGCCATATATGGTTGTGCAATACTAGGCCTAACTGTTGATTCTGTGTATGACTTACTCCTAAAGCTAAATAAATGCTTTACCCTATCTACAAAACCCATAACTATTGTTTATACCTACAATATATAAACTTTGTTAAGAAACTGTAACGTTTCTGTAACTAGCCACCGTGTAGCTTGCATTGAACATCTCTCACATCGATTGTGCAACTACAGGCCTTTTTAGGTCTTGGTTCCTCTTCTGTTCTACCGAATTTAACCATACATTTATAATCCATAAGGTATTTATAAAGATGTGGGTGGTGTGAGTATGCACACCTTAGTAGCATAACTGCGAAAGGGAGGACTGGGTTTACTATCCAGCCCACAATCTTTATTACATTATAAATACTATTTAACCTATGAAGGAGTGGGATGTAGTTAATGATTCTGCACAGTTTATCTGTAATGCATTTAAATTAAAAACTGATCCAGTAGTAGCAGAATTCAAAAGTAAGGAAGAACAAGACATATGGATGGGTTCATTTGCTGGTTTCGTAGAAGGTATAGCAATATTAATTAAATCTGAAGACAGGGAACTATATAATAGGCTAATAGACTCATTGGAAAGGGTGTCCTTAAGATAATGGTAGAATTAGATATTGAAGACTATAATGAACTGTTTGATTGGTTTACCCTATGTTTTGGCAAAAACCCAAAAAATATAACAGTGCAGGCCAAAAGAACGTTCTGGAAACTTAATTTTCTATCTGAAGATAGAATAAAAGAGTTGGATATTGAGAAAGATGAAGAGCCAGTATAAAGTAAGGATTATCATTGGATTGATAATACTCCTAGCTTGGGGTGCATACATAACTTTTATATATGTGGACTCTGTACCAGAAGACATGGAAAGGTCATGCTGGTTTCAAATTACAGCCTCAACAGATACCTGTAGAGGAATGTCTACTGGTTTTGGGGGTTATCCATGAACGCTGAACATATAGGTATGTTCGTAACATTTATCATTACAGGGATACTTTTAACGATAGTATTCTTATTACAGTCTAATATAAGCATACTGCCTGAAACAACTGTACCACAAAATACAGGATTTGCTGAATACTGCGAAAAACTTAATCTGAAGTGCTGATGAAACCATTTTGCATTATTAGTGATAGTGATAACAAATTCATAAGCAATATTGCTATAGATTTTAGTTACGCTGCAATAGAGGAGTGGAAGCATAAATGGACTCCTAAGAAGGCCGTTGGAAGAAAGGGGAGTAAGAGAAGTTATGGATTTGTAACTTATAAGGTAGTAAACGAATCAAAACATTTTCCAGATAGTAAGTTTGAGGACAAGGCTCTAACTATCGCATTAAGACAATGGGGGTTAAGAACAAAAGACATTAGATTTAAAAGAGAAAGAACAAACAAGACAGCAGATATAGAAATGAGATTTGAGACAAAAGAGAACGATAAGATGTTCCGAGATAGGCCAGGAACTCTTGCATATGCCTACTTTCCCAATGGATCAAAGATTGGGGGAGATATAACGTTTAATGACTCTGTAATCTGGACAACTGATGGCAAACCAGTAAATGCACATAAAGTGTTCCCAGACAAATATCCTCCAAATACTAAAACTAAACTTCGTACCTACAACATGGTTCATACATTACTTCACGAATGTGGCCATGCCATAGGACTTAAGCATTGCGAGCAGCATAAAAACTGCATAATGTACCCTTACTACAATGGTCGTGTCGTTTTACATGAACATGATAGTGGACGCATACAAAACATATATGGCAAACGTGGACTCAAGCAACATTTCATCGACTACTTTCGCAAACGTATGTTACGCAAGTGGGGCTGAGCGAAGCGAAGCGAGAATTTTTTGTTGGTAAGATTTATATAAGTGATTGGTGTACGAAGATTGGGTAATGTTAAAGTGAATTACAAGTGTGAAGACTGTGGTTGGAAGTATAATGGAGATTTATCGCATATGTATGTAGCGTTAAAGCATAAAGACAAACATGAGGAAGAATTCTATCTCATGGAGGATTTATATGGCTAATCTTGGGAACAACATAGCTCTGTACTTAGGAGCATTCATGTGTGCCACAATCATTCTTATAATACC